AAAATTCGTGGACGTGGAGATGTACAGCTGAAGACCGGGTTTGAGATGGTTTGTATTCTGAAGGGTCGTATTTCTCCAGGGTATGTTGCAAGTGGAACTCTCGTCTCGGGAAGTATTCCTCCTCCTTCATCTCCACCCATAACTCCTGAGCCCGAGCCTTCCCCGTCTCCGGCTCCAGCTCCTGCTCCAGTTCCATCTCCAGCTCCAGCTCCATCTCCATCTCCGGCTCCAGCTCCAGCTCCCGCTCCGGCTCAAGTACAGACGACACGTGGACGCAAACTTGATCGCACAATCGCAACGGAGTCTATGGAAAGGGGAGCAGTCGATCGCCTGTCTCCTCCTCGCACACAAGAAAACCCAATGCGAACGCGCTCACCATCACCATCACCAGCTCCAGCTCCAGCTCCATCTCCAGCTCCATCTCCAACCCCGGCTCCTACACCGGTATCAGAGGACGAAGAGGAGATGAATCGCGGAGCCGAACAGCGCCTTGCCGTCAAGCCCGGTGTGAATCCCCTATTTAAGGATGCACGGTCTCGTAGCCCATCCCCATCCCGCGAACCCGCGCCCGAACCTGCGCCAGCTCCGGCTCCAGCTCCGGCACCTGTTGTTACGGTTGATAGTGGAGTCATGATCCGCCCTCCCACAGACGTGAAACTTCATGAAGCAAGCAAGAAACTTCCGGGTGTATCCTTTTCAGCCCTACCGGTTGCGTGTAAGCGCAGTGAAGGTACAGTCGATAACAAATTCAAGGAACATGTGATTACGATGATCCGTGAATTCATTGATTCAGAAAAGCCTGGTCTTCTGACTGAGGAACTTGTGAAACGAGCAGTTGATAATCAGAATTTGAACAAGTACCTGGACGAATCGGTGAAGATACACGCTGACCACAAGTATCGTCTACAGTTCCCAACCGTTATGACAAAACCTAAAGCCCCGGCGTCTCACGTGAACCCCAATGAAGAGGGGATGGAGTGGCGTCTTGACCCTCAGTGCTCGGGCAAAGGGGATGAAATACATATTGGAGTAAGCGAAGAGACGGGACAGGCCTATATCCACAAGAAAACCGGAGGTGCCGCCTACAAGCCCTACTTCCATTTCTACTTTGAAATTGAGTTCGAGGGATGAGTGTACAGAATATATCCGGTGGTGTACAGTGTGAACAGCCCAGCAAACCATGAGACATAAGCAGGGTAAGAATACAGGAAGCCGGACACAAGAGCTGTCAGAATCATGTAGATGGCATCTACAACCAGAACCCACCCAGCTCCTTTCATTGTGGAGTACTCAACCATCAAATCAATAATTGAATTGCGTCCGGGAGGAATCATCGGGACCACAACCTGACTAAAGAATAGGTCGTGGGTCATCTGGACAGTGACAACAACAATCAGAAAGGCAATGAGGTTCCACTGTCCTCCCACAGTAGCAGTGATAAGCTGAGCAAGAACCATACCAATCACAATTGATGACACGTCAAGAACATAGGCAATCGTGGTATACTGATCATACCATTTTGTAATCGGGGCGTCAGGTTCAGAGGTGTACCTCCACACAAAGAGACCCGCAGTATCGACAATTGCTGCTGCTACGATAATGCACAGAAATAGACGACCATCGTAAAATTTACGAAGATCCACCATTCTTTATTAAATTAGAGATAGAGATGTTTGTTGTTCTTGTAGGAGGGTACATAAACCAGCGTGATCGATTTTACGATGAGATGGACAAGAACGATCCCCGAATTGTATGGATCAATGATCGACGGTCTTTCTACTATATTGCCGACCTATTTGTGAATTTTGGAGAAGGTGCGAGCATTCCTATGGGGAAGAAGACAATTACGTGGAGCGGCGATACTACAGAAACTCTTGGACGCATTTACAAATCTCTTGGGTTAGAATAAGATGTTCGATATCCTATGGATTTTCGGTGGATTCCTTGTTGGAATGATTGTTACAACGATTTTTGTACCGCCCCGCACAATTAAGAAAATGGTTCCTGAAGTTCACAATCCCGCTTTGATCTTCCGCAATCCGGATATTGAGAATGCCTGCTTTAGAACAGTTGCCTATGAGTATCCGTGCACAGAGACCATTGATTTTCTAAATCAGTAAACAATGGAGATCAGTAAAGTTCTAAAGAAACCTGAAGCCAATTACTTCTTTTCGTTTGTGATTGGTATTGGTCTCGCCGTCCTGATGTTTCATCGTCCACAACAGGAGATTGATTCGTCGGCTCTACCAGTATCAGAAATCAAAACAATGATTACACGTGTCGATGGGAAGTGCTATCGGTATCGAGTGGAGGACGCGTCGTGTCCGAGCCCGAGACTTTCGTAATACTAAGTATAAATGGACGCTACACCGATTGACCAGTTGATGCCTCCGGGTGGTTCGCAGCAGCCGGCGATGTCACTTCCTTCGGCGACCACATATCCCCAGATGATCACACCCGGGACATCGGCTGCGATTTACACGCCGCCACCCCCGACCTCCGCCGCGCCCATGAACCCCCACGCTGCCAAGTCTGTTCTGAAGAGCATTATGACGTACGTCGCTATCTTTGGTGGTATGTTTGTTCTCTCACTCACACCTGTTCAATCCATCATTCTCCGTTACATTCCAAACACGTACTCTGGCTCCGGAGTTGTATCGCTCACAGGTGCGGCTGTTCTAGGCGCAGTTGGTGTTGTGATTGTCTACATCCTCCAGACTCTTCTCCAGCCGTTAATTTAAGTAGAAACCGTTCATATATAATAACATGTCAAAGGTCGAGAGCATTATTGCTCCGTATCGTGGTAGATCTCGAGGTCCTGTATACGATCCAATTGCATCGGTGTTTGATCGTATATTGCTGGGACCCGGGTGTCATTTTAGTCCTATGTTTCTACAGGTATATAGCATTACACATATTGTCAACTGTGCATTTGAGATTGATTGTCCAAGATGGGTCAAGTACCAAATTGGTCCTGATCGGTATGCATGTATGAATGCTGCCGATAATACGGAAACAAATATAATTCGTGACTACTACCCGAAATTCGAGGTAGTCATGGACAAATTTCTTCGTGATCCTCGGTGCCGTACAGTCTATGTCCATTGCCAAGCGGGAATGAACCGTTCAGCAACCTTGATTGCAGCCTATATTCACAGACGATTCCGCATTCCGATGGCGAAACTCATTGATCATATTGCCAAGCAACGCCCATGTATAATGACAAATCCAGCGTTTCAGTCACAGCTTGCAGAATTTGGATCTCTGTAAGAGATAACACGACACGATGTGGGCGAACCTTAAAAGCTCGATTGTCGCCGCCAACGATAATCCTATAAATGCACTAAATTCTGGACTAGATTCTGCCCTGGGTCCCTCGTTTGATTACCTCCAGACCATTCAGTCCCCTGAACAAAAGGGTGTCCACGACTATGGTACCTTTGAACAAGTCGGAACGAACGCCAATGCTATCACATCTTATGTTGGAAATCTTATTATTGGTCCAAAAGTTGGAAACCAGTTTTTCACAGATACGGGAGGTTTCTGTAAGGCTCCCGGTGGAAAGATTGTATCTCGCTACACCTATGTCAATAACAAGCTGGGATTTGACGATGCAACTGGAGTTCTTGGACAGAGTTTTCACGATGCTGTAGCCGGCAGTGGATTTGACGGACTTATTCCGGGGGCAGGAGGAGATATTGCTGCAATGAATCCTCTGAAAGTGATGAACGGACTTGTTCTCGACGGGGTCCCCGATTGCAAAGCGTATACCTGTCCTGTCACAAATAAGGTGAGTGGAGTTGATCAGGGAACGGACACGAAGTTCTTGACGCCATCGCTAGAATTCAATATAAATCCGTGCAAGGTTGCGGCAGATCAGACATCGTTTGAAGCCAAGGCTCCGAAAAACGCCGAGACGTTTGCAAATTTCACTGCACCCGAAGGACCTCTTCGCCCTCTACCTTATTCTGACTATGTTGACCCTTTTTCTTATGCAACTCTTGGAATCGCGGTTGCCTTATTTGTTGGATATGTATTTACGCGTGGTGGTTGAAGGTTCAATAAGAGTGTATGTCTTCGGATGTATTCAAAGTAAAGAAATCCCGGGAAGCGGGAGGACACAAGGGGCGTGAACAGATTGGAACACTCGATTCTCTTCACGAGCGCCACATTGACGATCTTCAACAGCGATCATCGGAGGAGTCGATTCACAAGCTAGAACTTGAAATGAAAGAGGTAAACGATGAACTTGCCAAACCATTTCGCCCCTTTGATTTCGAAGATTCTATGCGCGAATCAAGGCTCCAAGCAAAACGCAAGGATCTTGAGATCGAGCTTGCCAATGCTCGAGAACACGCAGATATTCAGAAGTACTATCTGGAAAGCGGAGATATTATGCTAGATTACTATGCTCAGAACACCAAGAAAACCGTTTCAAAAGTTGATTTTGGAGCGTCTGTTCCCGGAACGTTTGATAAGTTGTTTTCCGTGACAGAAACATCGGCAGGTCCATCAAAAAAGAAGATGTTTGATGAGTACCTTGCTCGTCGTGGTCTTTCGAACGGTCTGAATATTGCTGAGAATATCGAAAATATCAAGAAGATGGCCGAGCACTGTGCTCCCTGCAATGTCCCTCGTGAAGAAATCACGTCAGAAGGTATTCTCGTCTGCCCCAAGTGTGGATCAGAAGAGTATGCTCTAGTTGTCTCTGACTTCCCCAGTTTTCGCGATCCTCCAAAGGAGCGAAACAATTATGCTTACAAGAAGCAGAATCACTTGAATGAAATTCTGAACCAGTTTCAGGCAAAGGAGAGTACAGAGATTCCGGAAGATGTGATGAATGAAGTTATTTGCGAAATCAAGAAACGGCGTATCGAAAACATTGCTGTTCTCACGGAACAGAATATCCGCGAGATTCTAAAGAAACTTGGACGCAATCGGTACTATGAACATGCTGCCCATATTCTAAGCCGCCTGAATGGGAACCCTCCACCTACGATTACGCCGGAGATAGAGGACAAGATCCGTGCAATGTTTCAGGAAGTACAGGCTCCCTACCTTCTTTACTGCCCTGACGAACGCAGAAATTTTCTCTCATATTCCTACATTATCTACAAGTTCCTGGAGTTGCTGGAGCTGGACGAGTACAAGGTCCACTTCCCGCTCCTCAAATCACGCGATCGCCTGATTCAGCACGATACGATTTGGAAAAAGATTTGTGAATATCTTCAGTGGGAGTT